ATGGCCCAGCCCACCAACAAGCTGACAGCGACCGCCGTCCGCAACGCCAAGCCCCGAGAGAAGACCTACCGCCTCGCCGATGGCGGCGGCATGTATCTGGAGGTGTCGCCCAGTGGCGGCCGCTATTGGCGCCTGAAGTATCGCCTCCACGGTAAGGAGAAGCGGCTGGCGCTTGGAGTGTTCCCCGAGGTGAGCCTGGCCGAAGCCCGAGAGGCGCGAGACTCGTCCCGCAAGCTGATCGCCCAGGGGGTGGACCCGGTGGCCGCCCGGCGTGCCGAGCGTCGCGCCAGTGAGGTTTCAGCCGCCAATACCCTTGCCGCCATCGCCGAGGAGTGGCTGGAGGAGGTCCACAAGAACAAGGTGGTCCCCGACCATTACCGGCATGACCGGCGACGCCTGGAGCTCCACCTGCTGCCGGTGCTGGGCAACCGCCCGCTGGTCGAGATTACAGCCGGTGAGCTGCTGGACGCCCTGCGCAGGATCGAGAGGCAGCGCAAGCTCGAGACAGCAAAGCGGGTGCGCACCCTGGCCAGCCTGGTCTTTCGCTACGCCATCGCCACCGAGCGCGCCGACCGTGATCCGGCCGCCGACCTGAAAGGCGCCCTCCGCGCGCCGCAGATCCGCCACCACGCCGCCATCACCGAGCCCGAGGAGATCGCCAAGCTGATGCGCGCGGTCTACGCCTACAGTGGCGAGCCGGCGACCCTGGCCGCGTTGAAGCTCTCCGCCCTGGTCTTCGTCCGCCCGGGTGAGCTGCGAAAGGCAGAGTGGGCCGATGTGGACCTGGACGCGGGCACCTGGTCATTCACCGCCAGCAAGAACGGCCCGCCGCTGATCGTCCCCCTGCCCTCTCAGGCGGTCGAGATCCTGACCGACCTTCACGACCTGACTGGCCACGGCCGTTACGTGCTCCCCGGTGCCCGCAGTGCCGCGCGGCCGATGAGTGAGAACGCCATCACCGCCGCCATGGCTGGCATGGGGTACAAGGGCCGGATGACCGCCCACGGCTTCCGCGCCATGGCCCGGACAGTGCTCGAGGAGCGGCTGGGCTACCCGCCGGCCATCATCGAGCAGCAACTGGCCCACGTCGTGAAGGATGCCAACGGACGCGCTTACAACCGAACCGCGCACCTGGAGCAGCGCAAGGCGATGTTGCAGGCGTGGGCCGACTACCTGGATGCCCTGCGCGAAGGTGCCGGCAACGTGGTGCCGATTCGGGGGCAGGCGTGAAGATCCACCTGGATCGCGATGCCGAGGCTGACGCCCGCAGCGGACGCCAGACGGTGCGCCTGCTGGCCGACAAGCTCGAGGCCGGCGAGGAGCTGAAGAGCCTTGAGCGGCAGTTCCTCGCCGGGGTGCTGCGCGCAGCGGCTGACAGTATCCAGGCGCCGCGGCGGCAGGGCCCACCCTCCAAGCTGCCTGATGGCGATCAGGCCGCCATCGAGTTCGCCCTGCTGGTCAATCAGCAAGGCTACAGCCGGACCCAGGCCCGCGAGGAAATCGCTGATAAGTACGAGGTGAGCGTCGAGGCGGTCCGCAAGCACTTGAAGAAAGATTGCCGCGGCGAGCGAGCGCTGGCGTTCGTGCGAGTCCTGTAAATCTTCACCCTGCATCTGCACCTGATGCGCCCAGAACTTTCGCAACCCTCTAATACTGCTGAGTTTCTGCACAGATCAGAAATCCCGCCAACCAATCCCGAGCATTGGTTCCTGCCTGAGTTGTGTTCCTGCCTTCACCCTAACCATGTCGACTGATCAAGAGGACTCACGACATGGCTGTAATAATCAGGCTTCCAGAGGTTCGCGCTATGGTCGGGCTGAGCATCCCGACCATCTACCGCCAGATGAAGCAAGGTACATTCCCGAAGTCCGTCAAGCTGACCCCGAACGGCCGAGCCGTCGGCTGGTATAGGTCAGAGGTCGAGGATTGGCAGGCAAGTCGGCGCCAGACCGATAAGGGGGCCGCGTGATGTTGACGCTGATGCTCGCCCCCGGCTATTCTTACCTTGCCGCGGCAAAATCCGCGGCCGGGTTTCGCAGCCCAGAAGGACATAGGCGCACAGGCGCCACCATCGGCGCTTTTTTTGTGCCGTTATGGCGGCGGTGCGTGGGAGGCTTCGGCCTGCCGGGTTCCTATGTCCCCGGTCTGCGAACCCGCGTACCGTCGCCCCCATTGTTTCGCAGCGATGCGGGCGACTCCTCAGACATAGGAGTCCCCACCATGGCCAAGTTGCGCCTATTCCCCACCCGCAATCCCTCCGCTCGAGCTGCTGCGCACCGCGCAATGGCACGCGCCGCCCTGTTCGCTGATACCAGCGCCGCCGTCCGGCTCAAGCGCTACAACCACCACATCACCAAAGCCCGCGACCTGGAGGCCTCTGCGCGCGGCCAGGAGGTGGTGTCATGAGACACGAGAAGCTGTCCAACATCGCCCAAGGCATTTCCGGTATCACGAAGATCATCCAGGAAGACCTCCGGCGAGACGCGGACGCAAATGCGCAACCCTTCATCAACCAGTACCACCTCGGCTGCCTGATGTCCGCGATTGAGGAGCTGGCTTCTCAAGCCGATGAGATGGCCGAGGAGATGGCTGAAGAGAAGGAGGGTGTGTCATGCCGCTGACGATCAAAAACACCACCATGAGCCTATGGCTGGCGCGAGCTGAGATTACCTACTTCGCCACCTTGCTCGACAAGGCCGGCCAGAAGAAAGAAGCCGTGGCGCTGACGCAAGCCGGGATCGCCGTGGGTCGAGCTCTGCTCAGCCTCGAGGATCTGCTGGACGAGAACGGCGGCGCCATGAGGGCTGCCCTGGAAAAGCTGGAGGCCGATCATGACCACTGACATGAAACGACCCGACCTTGAGGGAGGCCGGGCCGAGAGCAATGCAGATTCGACGAGCTGCAAGGTCAATCCTAGCACCCACCAAGCCCGGGTTCTACAGGCATTGCAGGCCCGCCCGATGAGCGCCGCCGAACTGCAATGGGAACTCCGAATCGCCCACGCTCCGTCAGTCGTGCGCGAGCTGGTCGCCAAGGGCTACCGCATCGGTAAGGACGACTTCCCGAACCCCAACCCCGACAGCCGGTGCCGAACGATCCAGCGCTATTGCCTGGCCGAGTTCGAGTGATCGCAAGGGGCGGGTGAAGCGCCCGCCCCTCTCGGGAGGATGCTATGGCCAAGGCCAAGAAACGGCAGCCGAAGCTGCCGCTCGACGCGCGTGGCGGCGTGGTGATTCAGGCGCGTCATATGCTCGAGTCGCCCCAGTTTCTCGCCCTATCTCCCTTCGCAAAGGCGCTGGTTCCCCTGCTGCAACTTCACTGGCGTCTAGACAGGCCCGTTGATTTCGGAATCCGAGAGGCGGCCGAGAAAGTGGGCTGTTCCAAGGATCGCGCCAGCCGCGCCTTCAAGGAACTGCTGGAGGCCGGCTTTATCGAGGAGGCCGGCGAGTCGCTGTTCGACTCGAGGTATGGATCGAGAACCCGGTCGTGGCGCCTGACCTGGATGCCGACCGGCACGTTTGACAAGCCCGTGCCGCCGAGCAATCGGTGGGAGCAGGACCCTGATGAAACAGATCAACCGTCCGCTGAGCGGACGCAAACACCTGATTGCGTCCTGAATCTAGGACACCGAGAAACGGTTGCGTCCTGAATCTAGGACGCAAACCCCTATTTCGCCCATATCTGGGGGGCATTTGCGTCCTGAATCTGGGACACACCTATAGGGAGCCACCCGGGGTAGGTTTTGCAGGAGTTGCCAGCATGATAATCAAGACACCGAGGCGGCGCTGCTCTATGTGCGGGGTGAAGTTCAGCGTAGTGCCCTGGATGCCATGGCGAGTGGCTGGGTTCTGTCGCCGTTGCGCTCCGGAGGATCTTCAGAAATCAGAAGCGCCCGTTCCTGTCCGACCACAGCGCCGATAGAGGCTGTAAGGATTCGATGGAGCGTAATGTTATAACATTGCAATTAACACTGTATGTGTCTACAGTCAATGGTGTGGAACCACAACCCCGATAGGTGACATTCGATGAAACTCTCCGCCCTTCGAGAGCAGCGGTCCGCCAAGGTGGCCGCAATGAAATCCCTGGTCGATGCCGCTGCTACTGAAGGCCGCGACCTCTCCGCTGACGAAACCCAGCAGTTCGACGCCCTCAAGGCCGAGGAGCGCACCCTGGCCGCCCAGGTCGAGCGCGCCGAGTACCTGGCCGAGGTCGAGCGCCGCAGCGCCGCCGCCCCGGTGAGCGGTAACGATGGCGCCGACTTCCAGAAGCTGGCGCGTGACGTGAGCGTGATGAAGGTGATGCGCGCCCAGATGGAGGGCCGGTCCCTGGATGGCGTTGAAGCCGAGTACGCCCAGGAAGCCGAGCGCCGCAGCGGTCGCAAGGCTCAAGGCGCCTTCGTCCCGCTGGCCGCCCTGGAGACTCGCGCCAACGAAACCGGCACCGCCTCCGAGATCGTGCCGGCCGATCACCGCGCCGACCAGTATATCCCCGCCCTGCGTAACCGCCTGCTGGCGCGTCGCCTCGGGGTGCGGGTGCTCTCCGGCCTCTCGGGTGATGTGAAGATCCCCAAGCACGGCACCGGCCTGGCTACCGGGTGGGTGACCGAGGGCGGCGCTGTGCCGGAAGGGGAGATGACCTTCGGCGAGGTGACCCTTTCGCCCAAGCATGTCGGCGGCAAGACCGAGATGAGCCGGCAGCTCATCCAGCAGTCGAGCCCGGACATCGAGGCCCTGATTCGCGGTGACCTCTCCGCCCTGATCGCCCAGCAGATCGACGCCGCCATCCTCAACGGGGCCGGCGCCACTGGCGAGCCTCAGGGCATCATCGGCACCACCGGGGTCCAGACCGCCAACATCCCGCAGACCTGGAACACGGTGCTCGGCCTGTCCGAGATGCTCGAGCTCGAGAACCTGGAGGGCGCCGCCTGGCTGACCACGCCCACCGTCCGGACCACCCTCGGCTCGACCGAGAAGGTAAGCGGCTCCGGTTCCGGCTTCCTGCTCGAGAACGGCCAGATGGACGGCAAGCCGTTTTGGTCCACCAACCAGATGCCGGCGGATAAGCTGATCTTCGGCGACTGGAGCCAGGTGCTCCTCGGCATCTGGTCCGAAATCGACATCCTGGTGAACCCCTACGCCGAGCCGGCCTACAGCCGGGGCGGTGTCCAGGTGCGGGCCATGGCAACCGCCGATGTGGCGCTCCGCCACCCTCAGGCGTTCGTCGTCGCCACCACTCAGGTATAACCATGGAGCGCCGCGCCAGTAGTGAGCTCAAGCCCAAGGGGCGCAAGCTGACCGGCTATGTGGCCCGCTTTGACGAGCCGACCGACCTTGGGGAGTTCGTCGAGGTGATCCGGGCTGGCGCCTTCACCCGGACCCTGGCCGCCGAGACGGCCGGGGCCATCCGGGCGATATACGAGCACGACGGCCGCGCCCTGCTGGGCCGGCTGGGCTCCGGTACGCTGCGACTCTCCGAGGATGCGACCGGCCTCGCCTTCGAGATCGACCTACCCGACACCGGCCTCGGCCGTGACCTGGCCCACCTGGTGGAGCGCGGCGACGTGGCTGGCTGTTCGTTCGGCTTCCTGCCGGTGCGCGACCAGTGGACCGAGGCCAACGGCCGGCCGGTGCGCGAGCTGCGCGATGTGGACCTGTTCGAGGTGACCATCACCGCCGCGCCGGCCTATGACGCCACCAGCGTCCAGGTAAGGGGCAAGCAACCGCGCTCGATCCACCTGGCCAGACTCTACCTGGAGGCATGCCAGTGAAGTTCATTCGCCGCCTGCTCGAGAAGCGGGCCGACGTTTACGACACCTATTGGGACCGCTACGCCGCCGCTCAGGACGTGGCCGGGGTGAGTGTTACCCCAGGCAGCGCCGAGGGCATCAGCGCGGTCTACGCTGCCGTGTCGGCCATCTCTGAGAGCGTCGCCAGCCTGCCCCTGGAGATCTACCGCCGGACCGAGGACGGCCGCGACAAGGCCCGCTCGCATCCGCTATACAAGCTCCTCCACACGGAACCCAACGCCAACCAGACGGCGCTCGAGTTCCGCGAGATGCTACAGCGCCATGTCCTGCTGAGGGGCAACGCCTTTGCCGAGATCCGATGGAACGCCGCCGGCCGTGCGGAAAGCCTGAAGGCACTTCACCCGGATAGCGTCACGGTCCTGGTGACCCCTGATGATTCCCTGGTCTATGACGTGACCGATCGCCATGGCCACCGCCGCCGACTGCTCTCCTCCGAGGTTCTGCACCTGCGCTACCACTCCGATGATGGGCTGATGGGCCGCAGCCCGATCCAGGTGGCCCGCGATACCGTAGGGCTGGCGCTGGCAGAGCGCACCCACGGCGAGCGGATGTTCGCCCAGGGGACCAAGCTCTCGGGGGTGATCCAGACCCAGCCAGGCACCACCAAGACCCAGGCCGGCGAGATCCGCGAGAGCTGGGCCGCCGGACAGGCAGGTGTCGGCAACCACGGCAAGACCGCGGTGCTGCCGGCTGGCGCCGAGTTCAAGACCGTCAGCATGACGCTCGAGGATGCCGAGTGGATCGAGGCGCGCCGGATGAGCGTGGAGGAAGTGGCCCGCCTGTTCCGGGTGCCGCCGGTGCTGATTGGCGACCTGCGCGAGGCCAACTACTCCAACGCGGTCGAGCTGGGCCGCTACTTCGTGACCCATACCCTGCGCCGGCACCTGGTGATGTGGGAGCAGGCCATCGGCCGAACCCTGATCAATGACCCGGCGACCTTCTACGCCGAGCACAACGTCGAGGGGCTGCTGAGAGGCGACAGCCTGAAGCGTGCTCAGTTCTACCAGCGGGCCATCGAGGAAGGCTGGATGATGCGCTCCGAGGTGCGCCGCCTGGAGAACCTGCCGACCATCGAGGGCATCGACGATGAAGAAGCGCCGCCACGTCCCACTGAATAGCGCCGCCTGGCTGAAGCTGCGCGCCCAGGTGCTAGCCGAGGAACCGTTGTGCCGGATGTGCGCCGCGGCCGGCTACACCACCCCGGCGACCGATGTGGATCACGTCACCAACGGCGACGGCGACTACACGGACGACAACCGCCGGGAGAACCTACAGCCCCTGTGCCACGAGTGCCACAGCCGCAAGACCCGCGCCGAGATTGAGGGCGCCGATGTGATCGAGGTAAGGGGCTGCGACAAGGACGGCAACCCGCTGGACCCCAATCACCATTGGAACCTGAGCCGATGAGCCGCGAAAAATCACCAGCAACCGCCGCGCCACAGACCGCCGCCATATCGCTCTGTTATCGCTAACTGCCATGAAAGCCACGCCGCGCCGCCACCGATCCGACAGCGCCAAAGCGGCCGTTACAGCCGCCCAGAGCGCCGCCATGGGGCCGATTGAGCCCCCGGCCTTCGTGCGCCTGCGCGAAGCTGACAGGCCGGCATGGGACGCCATCGTGACCGCACGACCGCGAGACACCTGGACCGAGGCCGACCTGATGCTGGCCGGGCAACTGGCGCGCGCCTATGGCGACATCGCCGAGCTCGAGGCGTACATCGACGACAACGGCCTGATCCTCGGCGACCAGATCAACCCGGCCGCGACCCTGCTGGACAAGGTGAGCCGGCGAGCCCTGGCCATCGCGCGGCAACTGAAGATCGACACCATCAGCGTCGTGGGCAAGTCCCAGGACATTCACAAGCCCGCCGCCCTGGAGCGTAACGCTCGGCAGGGTATCGACGACGACGACGGCCTGATACCGAGGGCGCTTCAGTGACGCGAGCTGAGAAGATCATCACGTTCATCGAACGCTACTGCGTCACCCCGGAGGGGGCCGGCGTGGGCAAGCCGATGGTGCTGGCCGACTTCCAGAAACGCTTTATCGTCGAGGTCTACGACAACCCGGCCGGCACCCGGCGGGCCATCCTCTCCGTGGGCCGCAAGAACGGCAAGACCGGCTTGATCGCCGCCCTGCTGCTGGCGCACCTGGTGGGGCCGGAAGCCAAGCAGAACAGCCAGCTTGTCTCCGGTGCGATGAGTCGTGACCAAGCGGCGCTCGTCTTCAACCTGGCAAGCAAGATGGTCCAGCAGTCCCAGGAGCTGGCGCGAATCGTCCGCATCGTGCCCAGCGGTAAGCGGCTCCTCGGCCTGACGATGAACACCGAGTTCCGCGCGCTGGCCGCCGATGGCAAGACCGCCCACGGCCTATCCCCGGTGCTGGCCATCCTTGACGAGGTGGGCCAGGTGCGCGGCCCTCAGTCGGATTTCGTGGATGCCATCACGACCTCGCAAGGCGCCCACGAGGCCCCCTTGCTGATCACCATCAGCACCCAGGCCGCCAACGATGCCGACCTCCTCAGTGAGTGGATCGACGACGCCCAGCGGTCGAAAGATCCGCGCACCGTCTGCCACCTCTACGCCGCCCCCGAGGGCTGCGACCTGCTGGACGAGGATGGCTGGAAGGCCGCGAACCCGGCGCTCGGGATCTTCCGCAGCATCGACGACATGCGCGAACAGATGGCCCAGGCCGAGCGAATGCCCAGCATGTCGAACAGCGCCCGTAACCTGCTGCTGAACCAGCGGGTGAGCCTGGATAGCCCGTTCATCAGCCCGGACGTGTGGGCCGGCTGCGCCGCCGAGCCGGTCCCCTTCGAGGGGCCAGTATTCGGCGGACTGGACCTCTCCGCCCGTACCGACCTGACCGCCCTGGTGCTGGTGGGCCAGGTGGCCGGCGTCTGGCAGGTGCGGCCGTACTTCTGGACCCCTGAACAGGGGATCTTCGACCGCGCCAAGACCGACCGCGCGCCTTATGACGTGTGGGCGCGTCGAGGCTTCCTGCGCACCACCCCAGGCGCGACCGTGGATTATGAGGCGGTCGCCGCCGACCTGGCCGAGATCCTGCAAGACGCGGACCTTCACGCCCTCGCCTTCGACCGCTGGCGCATCGACATCTTCCGCAAGGAGCTGGACCGCCTCGGGATCGAGCTGCCCCTGGTGCCCCACGGTCAAGGCTTCCGCGACATGGCGCCTGCCCTGGATGCGCTCGAGGCCGAGCTGCTGAATGGTCGCATCGCCCACGGTAACCACCCGGTGCTGACGATGTGCGCCGCCAACGCGGTCGCCGTCACCGATCCGGCTGGCGCTCGCAAGCTGGACAAGTCGCGCCGGACGGGCCGCATTGACGGCATCCAGGCGCTTGCGATGGCGATGGGCGCCGCCCAGTCCGCCGAGGAACCCGAGAACATCGAAACCGAGGTGCTGTTCGTATGACGACCGTGACCCTGGAAGAAGCGAAAGACCACCTCCGCGTTCTGGACACCGCCGAGGAGGGCTACATCACCACCCTGATCGCCGCCGCCGAGGGGCATGTGGCCACCTACCTCGGCGACGACCTGCCCGACCCTATGCCGGCCCCGGTGCGGGCCGCGGTGCTGCTGCTGGTGGGCGACCTGTTCGAGAACCGGGAGCGTCAGGGCGACCGGGCGCTGTATGAGAACACGACGTTCCACCTGCTGCTGAACCCCTACCGCTCGGCTGAGGTGCTGTGATGCGTGCCGGCGACCTGCGCTACCTGGTCAACGTCCAGGCGTTCACCACCACGCAAGACCCGACGACCGGCGAGATGGTCGAGGCCTGGTCCACCGTGGGCCAGGAGTGGGCCAGCATCGAGGGAGTGAGCGGCCGAGAGTACCTGGCCGCCGCCGCTGAGCAGGCAGAAACCACGTTCCGCGTCGTGATGCGCCACCGCCCGGACGTAAAGACCGAGATGCGCCTGGAGCACGAGGGCGACACCTACCAAATCAAGGCCATCTTGCCCGACAAGCGCCGCCGCCGGCTGGTGCTGATGTGCGAGGTGATGGCCTGA